GGCATACACAAAGCCAGTTTCACAAGGGCCACCGCCACCACCACCACCCGCTGTCGCGGTCACACGCACAGTAGAAAATCCAGAAGGCACAGTGAAACCGTAAGTTCCTGGCGCGCTGAATATCGATGTCTGGCCGGACAGCTTCCGTACATCTACTGATCCGGCTGAAACCTCTCCCGCGAAATAACCAGTTGCAGCGGACAACTGTCCCGCAAATACGGTTCCAGAGCTCAGTGAGCCTGCCGTGACAGTGCCTAAATTTGCAGTGATTGCCGACAGCTCACTGACGCTCAGTTTTTCAGCCCCAACGGTTCCAGACACCAACAAATTGCCATTGATGTAGGCATTGATGGTCAGCCATGCGCCTGCAGCATAAAACCTTGCTTCGCTCCATTTGGCGGCCGTGTTGTAGAGCGTCACCATGTCCTGGTTGACTGGGCCTGCATACCCTGCATCGGTCAGCGCTGAATTGGCGGCTGAGTCGCTCCAGGTGGTCGTGGTCACAGCCTTGGCCAATTGAACCGAGCCGCGCGTGCCGGCATCGCCGGTATTGCCTGCAGGTCCGGTTTTGGATTTGACGATGGCCACGCGCTTGCTGATTGCGCTGATACCAGCCTTCGTGGCCGTGATGTCCACATAACTGGCGTCTTGGCTGGCTGTCACTGAATTGATTTGCAGCGAGGCGCCCGTGATCGTGCTGGTGACGCCAGGGCCGTTGACGCGGGTGAATGTCCAGCCTGTGCTGTCAATCGTGTCGCCCAGCCAAATCACCAGGCTGGTGAATGCGCCGGTATATGAGGTGACGGCTCCGCTGCCGTCTGCAGGCAGCGCGATCACATCAAGCGAGAGCTGGGCCGACACGGCCGGCGCGCCAGGATCGCCGGGGTCGCCTGGGTCACCAGGTAGGCCAGGGTTACCAGACGCACCGTCGCGAACCTTGAAGACCGTGACCAGGTCGGTGAAGTCCTGGCCCAGGTCCGTCACGCGAGCCTGGATGGTGGCGACCTCGCTGGCCAGGTCGGTGTAGGCCAGGACGGCACTGAGGCTGTCGCTGGCGATGCTGAGCACGTTGACCTGGCCAGACAGGACCGACCAGTGCACCTGGCCACTGAGCCCACCAATGTCGGCCTCGATGGTGATGGCAGACGGCGTGGCCACGCCGGCGGCGCTGACCTTGAACGAGCTGGCCGAGGCCTTGAGGCGCACTGCCCGCACGCCCGATGGGCCGCCCGCGATCTGGATGGAGGCCTGCGCGGCCGGTGAGGTGTTACCCAGGGCGTTGGTGGAGGTGACCTTGACCTCGTACACACCGGGGTCCAGCGGGCCAATGTCGACCGTCTGGGCCGAAGTACTCGGCAGCTTTTGCCACCAGCTCGTGTCCCTGCGCCACATGACGTTGTGGTGAAGGTACGGTGCGGCTGGGATCCAGGACGCGGTGAGGCGCGATCGGTTGGTGGTGCCGTCTGTGTAGACCGTTTCAAGCAGCTGCAGCGAGGTGGGCGGGGCCACGGTGGCCTTGAGGCGCGAGACGTTGGGCTCGTCGAGCTGCAGGCCCAGCTCGATCGCGTCGAACTTGCTGGGGTTGTGCGCGATCGCGTTGATCTCGAACTCCGGCTTGCCCGCCACCTCTTTGACGCCCAGGCAGCGCCAGAAGGTGGCCTCAATGCCATTGCTCTGCAGCACCCAGATGGTCTGGGCCTCAGGGGCGGTGCTGAAGGATGGGCTGACGCTCAGCTCGTCGGTGGTGACGCCGCTGGGCGTGGTGACCGTGCGGGCCTCGGTGATGGTGCGCAACTGGGCATCGCGCGGTACGCCTGCGGCCGCGACCTCGGCGGCGTCGTTCGGCCGGGCCTGCACGACCGTGATCGTGTAGGTCTCACCCGCACGCAGCTCGACCGGCGCGTCGAGCTTGATGGTGGCTGTGGTGGCCGACACGATGCGGCCGCCGAGGCGCTCGCCTTGCTCGTTCGGGTCGGCGATCTTGAACACCTTGCCGGGCGCGGCCACCTGGCCCTCAGAGCCCACGCGGAAGGCGACGGCCGTGCCTTCGTGCTGCTCGGTGTAGCGCGCCCAGCGGCACATGCGGGCAGCCTGGCCACGGCTGGTGCAGCCGATCAATTGCATGGACATCTCGCGCACGCCGTAGCGGGCGATGAGGTCATCCGGCGCGTACACCTCGGGCACGCTCTTGCCCTGCTGGCTCAGGTCGTTCCAGTAGGCGATGAAGACGCTGTGCTGGGTCTTCTCGCTCGTGTCCTGGTAGGTGAAGGTGCCGTCGACCACGTTGGCGGGCGTGTAGAGCAGCTCAGCCTCGGCTGGGGCGTCCTGGGCGTATTCCACCGCCGCGTTGCCCCAGTAGACGATGCCCCGGAACAGCGCCGAGAGGTCGCGCAGGACCTGGTAGGCCTCGCGCCTGTCTGACAAAACAAGGTTGCACGTGAAGCGCGGCTCCATGCCGCCCTTGCCATCGGGCACCAGGCCATCGCAGTACTGGCCGATCTTGTAGAGCGCCCACTTGTTGCTGAAGGCCGGGTCGACGTACTCACCGAGGCCAAAGCGTGGGTGCGTGACGATGAGGTGAAGCGCCCAGGCCGGGTTGTTCGACCACGCGAGCTTGAAGGTGCCATCCCACGTGCCGGTGTAGGTGCGGGCGATCGGGTCGTAGTTGGTGGGCACCTGCATGTAGCGGCCCAGCCAGTCCCACGAGCGCACGGGGATGCGGCTGAACTGCTGGGCGTCGACGCGGATGCGGCTGATGGCGCTGTGCGGGTAGCGTTGTTTGACCGACTGGATCTCGGAGTAGGTCAGCCAGCTGAAGGCGTTGACCACCACGCTGCTGGTGCTGTCAGCCGTGATGCGTCGCACGCGCACATCGTAGGGCGCGCCGCCCGTGAGCGCCACGCTGACCGACTTGGTGTACAGGCTCATGTTTTTGCCTGCCACTGTGCGCCGGTAGCGCTCAACGAAGCCGCCGCCGTTGGACTGCACATCAATGGCCCACTCGACGCTGGAGCCGTGGAGGTCGCCTGTGCTCAGGTCCTGTGCGCTGAGCTGCGGGATGCCGATCGTGACGCGCACCGTGTCAACGGCCGCGTTGGTGATGGTGCGCACGATGGGCGTGGCCGCCAGCACCTGCACGCTGACCGGAATGGTGCTCTCTGTGCCGGCCAGGCCGGGCAGCGCGGCCTGGCCTTGGGTGCCGGCCGTCCAGGCCCATTCGACGCCGGTGAAGTTGTAGGACCCGTCGGCGTTCTGGATGGGCACGCCATCGAGGTAGGCGCTCTTCAGGCCGTTGACGGGCCCGCCACATTGGCCCTCGCTGATGAGGTCGGTGATGTCGGCGATCTGGGTGGAGCGCAGCGAGTCGGTGTCTTCGCTGGGGCTGGCACCGCCGCCATCTTTGCCGCCGCCGAAGCCCTGGATCTGCAGGGTGCTCAGCTCGGTGCTCATGCCAGGTCGCTGCTGTAGAGGCCTTGCGAGATGACGTGGGAGCCCACGATCATGCGGCCGATCACGATGGGCACGGGCATGCCTTGCTGCGTGCTGTTGACGGGGCCGTCAAAGGCGTAGCTGGCCAGGCGGCTGTCCTTGGGGCTTTCGTTGGCCTTGGCCACGGGGGTGAGCATCTGCGCGACACCGCCGATCGTCATGGCGACGCCGGCCTGCACGAGCCAGTTTTGCCCGAAGTAAACACCCGCCACGATCAAGACCACGCCGATCACCGTCTGCAGCACACCGGCCTTTTTGGACCCCGCCACAGCCGGCACGATGCACACCGGCTCGCCACGGCCCAGTGGCGCATCAAGGCGGTTCTCACCACGGCAATTGGCCTGCTTGCGCACGCCGCCGAACACGTGATAGCCGGGCTGGTTGTGCTTGAGCACTTGGGCCTCGAAGCCCGGCAGCAGGTGCTTGAGGGCCTCGATGGCCTCACGGCAGCTGCGCACGGCCAGGCGGTGGATACGACCAAAGCGCTGGGCCAGGTGGCCGTAGAGGCGCACTTCGCGCAGGTCTTCGGCACCGATGATCTCGACCTGGTCAGCCATGTTGAGCCCCCTTGACGAGCTGGCTTTCGTGCACGCAGATGAAGGCCGTGTGCTCCTTCCAGGAACCGCCCCATACATCGTGGCAGCTGAGCTGGCCATGCAAGTGATGGAGGATCAGGCCGGGGCGCTCGGCGTCCATCACCGCGCCGTGGTTGCACTGGTCGGACAGGATCTTCATCAGGATCATGTCGTGGGGCTGTGGCTCGCTGCCCGCCGGGCGAATGACAAAGCCAGCGTGGGCCAGGTTGCTCATGTAAAGGTCCGGCCCTGGCTGGCCATCCGGGCCCGGCTTCCACCACTCATCACGCCGCTCGAAGTCGGGCAGGTCGACGCCCAAACGCTCGTGGTAGTAGTCCTGGATGAGCGTGTAGCAGTCGAGCACGCCGTGGTGGAAGCTGCGGCCCACCAGGGGCAGGCGATCACCCTGGGGCACGATCTGACGGTAGATGCCCGACGGGTAGCCGATGATGATCCAGGGCAGGTTCGTGCGCTCGCACATGTGGCGATCGGCGTCGGTCGGGTTGGCGCTGGCATTGGGGTGGCTGTGCACGATGGCCAGGATCTCGCCCCTGTCTTCGGCGTCGACCCAGTCGAGGTGGTTGAGCACGAAACGGTCTTGCGCTGCATCGCCCTCGGCATCGTTGCGGCAGCGCACGTATTCGGGCCCGGCGCCGGCATCGATGACCACGCCACAGCACTCGGCCGGGAAGGCGTCACGGGCATGGTCGAGGATGGCGTCGCCCAGGGCGGTGGTGATGGTGATGGCTTGCATGGTGAGGGGCTGGTGATGTTGGCGATCAGAGCGCCTGGATGGACCCAGCGCCGAGAAAGGCGCTGATCGGTATCTCGTTGTTGGGCCAGGCGCGCAGGCGGCACGAGGCGGGGCGGTGGCCGCAGGCGTCCTCAGACATGAGGCTGGTGGGCGTGTCGTCTTGCTTGGCCACCGCACCGCCTGTGTAGCCGCAATCGGGGGTGCGGTAGCCCCATGTGCACACCCCGGCCAACACCTGCCGGCGCGGGATCATCACGCCAGCCACGTCCATCGGGCTGGCCAGCTCGAAGGTCACCACAGAGTGATCGGATGGGGCGCGGCGGTCGATGTACCAGACCTCGTCATCGTATTGGGCTGTGGGGTCGGCACTCGGGTTGGCCGACCAGGTGCCGGGCATGTCCTGGTAGTCGCTTGGCTCGGTGCCTGCTTCGGCTTGCACGCCCCAGATCTGGACTTGTGCCGCTGACGTGCTGTCGGCCATCAGGAAGGTTTGCGCGGCGGCGACGTTGGTGCCTGCAGTGAACGTGACCCAGAAGCGCTGCCACTCCGAGCTGATGCCGGAGCCTGCATAAGGCAGGCTGGCACGGGTGGCGTTGTACTCCACGCTCAGGAGGTGGCCGTTGATGGGCGCCGTGCCTGAAGCCAGTCGAGCCCACAAAGACACGGTATAGGTGGTGCCTGCAACCTGCTCGAAGGGCTTGGCCAGGTAGCTGGCCGGCACTGTGCCATTGGCCTGGTAGACCGAGCTGTCGAGCGTACCGATTGGCGATGCCTGGCCCGTGGCCACACGTGCGAGGTTGGGCCCCAGCGCCCAGCTCGTGGTGCCCGCCGTGTCGCGCAGCAGGTTCTTGGCCTGGGGGAAGTTGACCGCGTCCAGGTACTTGGCCAGCGTGCGGCGCCGCGTGACCTTGGCGCCCTTGAGGCCCTTGTAATCCCGCACCAGAGCGCCGACCAGGCCGTACACGTTGGACACCTTGAGCGTGGGCCGCGGGAAGGGGCCGGAGCTGTTGCGCTCGAAGCCATCGGCTTGGATGGGGAAGGGGTCGTAAGCCTGGCCCTGCCACACCACCGGCTGCGAGAGCTTGTTGGTGCCGGCATGCAGGTACATGACCGAGCCGCCCAGCGCGGTGGCGTCGATCACGAACAGCTCGATGATGGCGTCGTGTGTGAGCTTGCTGATCTCGATGGCGATGCTCATGTCAGCTCTCGAAAACCTGCTCGAAGGTGGCGGTGATGGAGGCCTGGCCGACCACGTCGCTCAGGGTGTAGCTGAAGGCCGTGCACTTGAAGACCAGGGCGGTGGTCTTGCGCGGGGGGGTCCAGTTGAAGCGCTTGACGCCGATGCCGTCTTCCAGGAAGGCCTCGATGGCATCGGCCACCTCCACGTCGATGCCGCTGGCCTGGTAGGTCCAGGTCTGCATGCGGGCGTTGAGCCCTGCAGGCGAGTCCTGCACGTAGCCGTCACCGAACTTGGTGGAGTGAGTGATGGGATCGGTGCGCTTGGATGTGCCAGGCGACTCAACCCAATCGAAGACGGGCAAGCTCATGTCAGGCTCCAGAGAGGATGCCGCCCGGGCGGGACTGCTTGAGTGCCCAGGCGTCGATGGTGGCGTTGACCATGTTGACCAGGTCAGAGCCGGCGTCTTGCTGCTCCGAGCCGCTGCCCTGAGCGCCGTTGATGGTCACCTGGTTGCTGACCGACACGCCACCGGCCTGGCGGCTCATGTTCTTGATGTGACGGGGATCGTCCTCGGTGAGTACTTCCTCTCCCTTGAGCAGCACGGCAGGCACCTCGTTCGGCGCCAGGCCACCAATGCCACCGGAGTGGTAGCGAGGTGCCATCGCCCAGGTGGACGCCGGGAACGAGCGCGTGCCGCCGCCACCGTTGACCACACCGCCCGCGTGAAAGAAAGAGGCCGCCCAGCTCGACACCGCACTGACCCAGCCTCCACCACCCGCGCCACCCGAGGCCGAGCCGATCAGGCTGTCGACCAGCTTGGCGCCGAGGCGCTGGGTGATGAGGTCGAGCATGGACTTGGCGAAGCCGGCCACCATGTCGCGCAGGCCGGTGCCGACCTTCTTGGTGCCCGTCAGGATGTTGCTCAGCTCCGTGCTGATGGCGCTGATGCCGGATGACTTGGCCGTCTTCTCAAACTCGGTGCGCAGATCGGCCAGCCGCTTCACCTCGTTTTGGGCGTTCTTTGCTTCACCGCTTTCTTTCGGCTGCGACTTGCCTGCCACCTGGTTCAGCTTGTCAGACTGGTCGCTCAGAGCAGCTGCTTGATCACGCAGTGCTTTGAGGGAGTCCTCTCGCAGCTTGAGCACTCGGCGTTCTGCCTCGGCCTCGCCGATCAACCCAGCGTCTTTGTCAACCTGAACAGCCTGCTCTTGCACGCTCAGGGCGTCGCGCTGTTCCTGGAACTGCCGCTGCAGCAGCTGGAAGCGCGCGCGCTCGGTCTCGACATCGATGAGCTTGAGCAGGGGCGCGGGGTCCTGGTCGTTCTGCAGCGCGGCCTTGAGCTGGCCCTCGTACTTCTGGCGCACGCCACGCGCCACTGTGTCGGCCGTTTCGGTCCCGGTGGACTGGGCCAGCATCGCGGTGATCTCGTCGCGCTGGCGGCGGATCTCGTCGACGATGGCGGCCTCTTCGCGCCGGCGGGCCCGGGCGGCGTCAACCTGGTCGCGTTGCTTCTTCTCGACCTCGGCCTCCAGCTTGGCGATGGCCTCGACCTGTTTGGCGATCGCGTCTTGCGCGGTGGCGCGCTCGTTGGCCGTGCCAGCTTTGCCGAGCTGGCCTTGGTTCTCAGACAAGGCCCTTTTCTGAGCTGCAATCTGGGTCCGCAGCTTGGCAAGTTCGGCGGCGTTGGCGCCGTCTTCGGCCTTGGCCCGGTCGGCCAGGTAGGCCTGGTAGTTGACCAGGCCATCGGCCCAGGCCTCTTCATTGGCCTTGGCCTGGCGCGTGAGCGCGTCGGCCTGCAGGTCGGCCTCTTTGTTGTAGGTGTCTTTGGCCTGGGCCAGGCGCGTGACGCTGGTGTCCTTGTCGAGCGCCTCGATCGCCTTCTTGCGGGCGTCGTCCATCTTGCCCAGCACCTGGTTCTTCTGGGCTTCGAGCTGCTCGGCGTAGGCCAGGGAGCCACGAGACCGGGCCAGGTTGATCTCTGCGTCCTTGGCGAGGGTGTAGGCATCCCGCTTGGTGCGGAAGTCCTTCTCGATGGCGTCCTTGGTCTTGAACTCCTTCTCGTACTGCGCGGTGGTGGCCGGGTCAAGCAGCTGCTCCTGCGTGCTG